TAAATATCCAACACTCAGTATGTACTTCTGCACACGTCATATTACTAAATTCATTTTCAGTTGCTAAAGTTGAATCGCCAACAATATCTTCCCAAACAATTTTATATTTGTAATATCTTTTTCCGCCAATTATAAGTGGCTCACTAGGTTTCTTTTTCATTTAAAATATAATCTCCACAATTAAATAGAGCGTGATGAAAATAAACATCATCATTAACATTTTATCTTCAGGAAAATTTCTCATTGTAATGTATGTAGTTTAACTTCTACTCTCCACGCCGCATTTTCTCCATTCATAGCTAAATTTAAAAGAGCATCTTCTAACATAAGAGCTGAACTTTCTTTACCAACATCTAATGTAACTGGTCTTTGATATTTTTTAGCTTTACCTACAGCTTCTAAAACATAAGCCGTCCATTGTATTGATTGTCTTCTACGTTTAAAAACTTTATCAAAATTCATCAGACAACTCTCCTTTAACTTCACTTAAACAGCCAGTCTTTAAATCATAATAAAGATTACAAGCCTTTCCAGTTTCACCTGAAAATCTATTCTTTAATATATTTATTTGAGCAATATTATTATCAGCTTGTAAATTTCTATTCATTGAAATAATTATATCGGATAGTTGAGCGATACTTTGACTACCTCTAAGAGCATTTAAACCAACACTCTTACCATCTTCAAAGCCTTTGTCTCCCTCAGACCTTCTTAAATGACTAACTAATATTAATCCTATACCAGTCTCTTCTACTAATGTTCTTAGTTTAGAAACAGTATAATCAATTAATTTTCTTTCATCATTAGTGTGTTCATCACCAATAGATGATAAAGCCATATGTAAATGGTCTAATATTACAAAGTCTACACTACAAGCCTTCGCTAAATATCTTATTTTAGATAATAAATTATCAGCAAGAGTGCTACCAAAATGATTGTAGAGATAAAATTTCCCGTTACCAACTGTTGTCTTAAAAGTTTTATTGAGTTCTTTCTCATCTGTCCCTTCTCGTGTTAAATGTAAAGGTTTCTTCATAGATACTCCCATAATTCCAAGAGCACTACGTTTAACGCTTTCTTCTAATGCAATATAACCTACACTAAAATCTTTTTCTAATAAATGTAATGCAACGTGTCTACAAAAAGAACTTTTACCAATTCCTGTACCTGCTGTAATAGTAACTAACTCTCCTTTTCTTAATCCGTGTGTTTTTAAATTTAAACATTCAAAAGGATAAGGAACTGTTACATAAGTATCTTCTTTTTTAATTTCATTCCATAGGTCTGCACCTAAAACTATTCCATCAGGTCTGTATGCTTTACTAGACCATATGCAATCTACTAATTCTCTAGTCTTACCTTCAACTAACATTTCATTAGCATCTTTTAAAGGAAGACTACATATCTTAGCTTTATTAGGTGAGAATAATTTAGCACATTCAATAGCTCCTTGTTTACCTTGTTCATCTTGGTCAAACATTAACACTACTGAATCAAATCCTTCAAGCCACTCTAGCTCTCTTTGAATATCTTTTTTAGCTCCTTGAGCTCCACTCTTTACACTTACTACTGGAAATTTATTTTGGTTGATACGAGAAACGCTAAGGCAATCTATCTCACCTTCTGTAATTATTATCATCTTACCTTTATCTCTCCAAAGGTGTTGTCCGAATAAACCTGACTGTCTTGCGTCTCCTAACCATTGAAAAGTTTTGTCAGGGTTTCTTAATTTTTGTGCAACTAAATTTTTATCTTTATCATAGTAATTAGCTATCTGAACTGGTCTTCCAAACCAAGCTCCCATCTGATAATTAAATTTTCTTGCAGTATCTAAATCTATTTTTCTTTTAACTAAAGGTACTACTGTGCCACTAATAAATTCACTACTTGTTTTTTCTTTTGGTTGTGTCAAATCATTTCCTCTTGTTGTTGTGTTACACGAGAAACAATAAGTGTGTCCATCATCATAAACTGAATTAGCGTCTGACGAACCGCAATTATTGCAGGGCGTGTGATATAAAAAGTTGCTTTCCTGTTTTTCCATAAAAATTTTTCTGTTAAATATTTTCCCCTTGAGAGCTTTAGCCTCACAATTCCAATCATTTAAGATTTTCCGTTGAGTATTATATACTCTCTCAAGGGGTAAGATTTCGTTGCACCTTCGTTTAACCTAGTGGCTCAACTAAATCTACAAACAAACTATCTCAGCAATTCACTTACGTTAAAATGCGGAGATAAGGAGTCAGTCATATCTCTATGACCAACTATCTGAACCTCTTTATAATCTTTTTTTAAATCACGAATTAACTCTAAAAGAGCTTCGTATTGTTTAAAAGTAAAATTACAATCGGGCTTACCATCTATTGTCTGTCCACCGATTAGACAAATACCAATAGAATTTTTATTTGACAATTTAACATTACTATTAACGTGAGCACCTGCGATTTGTATATCTCTTCCATCTTGCACTTCACCTTTTCTAGTAATGACTTTGTGAAATGCACAAGAAAACAAACCTTCTTTTCTGTGCTGTATGTCAATATCCTTTACGTCAAAATTCTGTGTCGGATTAGTTTCTGAAGAATGAATAACAATATATTTAGTTTCTTTTCTTATGTTGCTCACTTATCACTCCATACTTTCTAATAATTTTTTTAAGAGCATTACGACAATGTTGTTCGTCCATATTATCTACATCAATCCATTCATCTTTTGATTCTGAATAATATTGAACACTCTCTTTTTGATAAACTACTCTACCTATCATAACCACTCTTTCGGAACGTGTTTATCGGCATATTCATATCCGTATCTTTCGCACCACATTCCATAAGTTGTTTTTGATTTCTTACTTATCCTAGCTCTTGAATTAGAAAATATAAATCTAATATCTAAGTGAGGGTGTTGTTCCCTAACCAATTTCATTTTCTGTCTATCTTGAGTAGTAAATAATCCTTTTGTTTCTATAAAAATTTTTTTCTTCGTTAAATGAAAATCAGGCGTATAGGTATGAATCTTTTGAGGCTTAGTATATTTCAACTTAGTCTTTTCAAATTCATACACTACACGATTATCTTTTAGCTCTTTCGCTATAGACTCTTCTAAGCCTGAGCGAAATCCGTATCGTATTCCGACTTGTTTAGAAGTCAGCCGAAGTTTCCTGCGATACATTTTCTTCTACTGCTATTGCTTCAGGTTGTTCATAGCCATCTTTAACTTTTTCAAAGCCATAACCTTTAGCATTACTAGAGCCACCTTCAACTAACTTAGTCACTTGAACTGCTCTTAGTCTCATTGACACACCTGCTCCTGCCATAGCTGTGTAATAAGGTATCAATTCTGCTGATACTTTCATTTCACTGCCTGACCAAACATTAGCGTCAATCATAGGTTTACCTGCACTATCAAATAATGCAACTCTATTAGGTATAACCTTTCCGTCTTTAGCTATAATTTTTGCCTTCGTCTTAAATTTAAAAATGACATTTCCTGATGCTTTACCATCAATCATTTCATCATCATAAGGACGAGGAGCTTCTTTAATAGCTTTTCCTTTAGCCTTCTCTTTAGCAAGAGCAACGCTTTTCTTTATCTCAGCATCAATTTGAGCTTTCAATGACTGAGCTTCTTTAGCGTTTATAATAAGATTAGTCTTATAATGACCAGTCTCATCAAAACGAGTATCAGGTGTCGTTAGCCACGCATATTGCGAAACTCCAACTGGTGATACTACCTTGACGTTATTATTCTTCGCCATTTTGTCTCCTCTGTTTTATTGTTCTAAGTACGGGTACTTTAATGCTCTTACGCAAAAAAGAACTTACTTTCCCTCAGTTTATTTATATCTAAATCACCTTTTGAGGGTACTTCAGGTAATTTAGCCTTCAATTTATCAGGTAATTGTTTCTCAACATCTTGCCTGAACTTCTCTAGTATGTCGTGATTAGAAAACATATCAATAAAGGCTTCTCTTATACTTTTATTTAACATTTCTACATCACCCGCAGTCGTACCAAAGCTGTCGTGCACATTACAGAAATTTCTAATTCCATTTTTATGTGCAATATTAACAGTCTTAATCATACCTGCGGAATCTACGGAGTGAACTACGTTAGGAGCTACTCCATTTGACATACGCAATTTATCTGTCTTATCAGTCTCAGCATTAATACGAGGTTTTATAACTTCTCCCATAAGCATAGCTTTAACTCTTTTAGACTTCATTTCAGGATAGGATTGATAAACTGGAAATCCTACTGGTGTAACCCAGTGTATAGGTAATTGTTCTTTTGAAACAATCTTAGCTATTTCCTGAAGATACTTCATACCAACTCTAGCTGATTTTAAATTATCCCCTATGCTATCCCAAATGACACTAGCCAAATAAGAAGCGGGTCTAAATAAATCATTAACAAAAGGGTGGTGTTCGCCTTTATCTTGTCTCTTGGTTAAGTCTTCTATTACAAAGTCCGTACAAGAGTATCTTGTTGAGCCATAACAAATTGTCATAATACTTCGTTTAGTCGTAGAACGCTTAACTCCATAATCTAACCACTGCTGAGCATAAGGTCTATCTTCTGAAGCGTGTACTTTTAACTTTTCATTAACAGCATTAGCAACTAATTGATAAATGTCTTGAGGTGTGTCTGACGGAAGTAAATTAACTAACTTACCCGCTACACTATCTCTTAACATTAAAGAATATAATTGAAGACCATTACAGCTCCCATCAACATTAACGGGTAAATGAGATATAAACTTTTCGTTTATTCCTCTTGATTGATAACGTCTCCACTCATCACACCACGCTAAGAATTGAAAAGCATTAGAAGCGTCTTCCCATTCTCTATGTCTGAAAGGGTCTTGAGCACATCTAACTATCCACTCTTCATTATCATTGACCCATTTAACTCTATCTTCTAAAGACACTTTATCATTACCATACATATTAGCTCCGTGTACGGCTAACCAAAAATCTCCTCTATTCTCAGGAGTAATTTCTTTTCCATTAGAAAATAAAAGCAACGCCTTAGCTCCACCAATACTTTGATAGTTAAGGAAGGCGGGGACACAATACGAGCGACCGCGAAAGTCAAATTGTAAAGGATAATATAATGTCGCATAGTCTTTAAACTTTTGAGCTAACCAAATTATTTTAGCATACAATAATCTTTTAGAAAACATACGAGCATTTTCAGTATGAGCTATAACAGCTCTTCTCTTCCAATCTTTTCTTGAATCTCTATTAGTCTCTATGTCGTGAGGTTTGTTTGGTATATCTAAATTTCTATTAGGTGGCATACCACCAATAGCGTCTCCATTATCCCAAGCTGTTTGCATAACATTTAAAATAAACTTATTAATTTTAAAAGGTGTGCTTTGCATTATATTGATTGCACTATAAACTTCAGGCATATCAAAGTTTTCAAGCTCTCTCTTAAATTGTTTATTTTTTTGTTTAACCAAATCTAACTCAGGCAATTCCTTAGTCCAATATCCACCACCTACAACTGAGCTCCACATCTTAGGTTGTAAAACTGTTGGTAAGTATTCAGGGTTTAATAGCTCATTAAAGCTATTTCTATTTTTAATCCATTCTCTAGTCTTATGTGTTTGTTTGATAATCTTAGCTTTTTTATGATTAATAGTCTCAGTACCAATTTCAATTAGACCTGTAGAGATAATTAACATCTCAACTAATTTTAATCCAACGTGTAATTTCTCAGGTGTAGTCCACTCTTCCCATTTAACTACTCCACGCTTAGCACTCTCTCTTAATTTTCTTCTTTTATAAGTATAGTTCCAAGACCTTTTGTCTAAGTCTTGTTTCACAGCCTCATAAAGCTCAGGATTAAGAAACTTAAAGTTCTTTAAAGCTATCTCAGTCTCAACTTTACCGCCAAGACTAATACAAGTAGCTGTTAAAGGTTTGTATTGTGTAATTGTATTGATTATGTGTTTACCCGTGATTAGGGCTAATATTTCAGGTGAGACTTCACACATCTTAACAAAAGCAATAGGTGGTTTTCCTATAGTCTTCTTAGCTGTCTCTTGTATATACTCAGCTATCGCATTGGCTAAAGGTCTGATTGTGTTGGCTACCATAACTTTTCCATAGCTCGTCACAGACTCCTCTTCACGCTCAACGTGAGAAACTCGTCTTTTGTTAGTTCTGTGTTTACCTAGCTCAGCCATTTCTTTTTCGTGTTTTAATTGGTCTGAGTATTTAGGCATTATTTCTAGTAATGTCTGTTTACTATCCATATATTGTATAAACTCCTTTAAGTTATTGTGTTTATGTTTTAGGCTTCTACATACGGGCACTTTAGTGTAAATTGCCGTCTAGTCGCCGTCTAGTCTTTTTTAAAAAAACGCCGTTAAGTCTTGCCGTCTAGTCTTTTTAAAGTATAAAAAAAAATAAGGTCGGGAGTACCCCGCTAGGTGTACCCCCTATCTCATAGAATTGAGCTC